TAGCAATTCCAGTAGTTTCTGTGCCACTAGATCCCAACGATGACGATATAATAAATGCAACAGGAACAGCAAATGGTGTATTCCAGACCAATGCAGATAATTCTATTTTTTATAATACAGATCGTGTCGCAAGATATGAAAGAGCAAGGTTTTTAAATAATACAATATTGATGCAGGGAGATGACTCAGACCTAAGTTTGGGTGGTGGTGGGTCTGGTGGAGTTGACAATATTGTTATTGATTCTGGAAATCATATACACCTTACTTCTCCAAACGTTGACTTTTCAAGAAACTCTCCAATTGATGAATTAAAACTTGCATTTTCTTTAGTAAATAAGGATGGAGGGTCTGCGTCAGTCCCAGATACAATAAGAATTCTTGTTGACTTTGCAGGAACTGACCAAACAAATCCAAGCATCTATGCTAGGTTTGAAGTTAATATTGAAGATGGTGTTGATGGATATGACTTTGCAACAAACAGATACTTTGTTGTTTCAAAACAATTGCAGGAATTATACAAGAGTCAAAACTTTACATGGGATGCAGTTAACGTGGTAAAGATTTATGTTTCTATTTTTGATAGTTTAAGCGGAGGCCTGCATCCAACTTCAGATTATTATATTGCATTAGATGCAATGAGACTTGAAAACATAGCAACGGTTAATCCATTATATGGTTTAACTGGATACTCTGTCATTAAGAATGATGATGCTACAACAATTATTAAATCTCCTAATACAAACAACTACGTTGAATTTAGATTTTCTATTGGGGTGACGTAATGGTTGATGCAAACATAAAAAAATTACGTATTTTAAAATCATCTCTTCCCCCAATTGATCACGATACTTTAAAGTATAATTTAAGATATAGAATTGTTTCTGACGATAGAAACAGAACTTCTCATTGGTCCCCAGTTTATAATATTTCTGGAGAGTTGATAGAGTCAGTTAGTGGAGCAGTCTCTAAGGCAGGAAACATTGTTACAGCCGTATGGGGAGACGCAAACCTTCATCCAGAGTATGATGTTTTTGTTAAATTTGACTCAGGCGACTTTTTTTATCATGGAACATCAAAGGTACACGCATACTCATTTTTAAAAACTGGGACTACATCAGTCAGAGTAAAAGTTCAAATTGTTTCATCAAAAAAAGAAATTAAAGCAGCACTAAATATCTTTGACTCTGGCACAGTGTCTTTGGTATAATTTAACAGGAGGAATAAATGGCAAGAATATCATTACCAGAAAGAGGACAGCCGCTTGATGTAACATACATCTATCAGGTAGTCGATACTTTAAATGCTTTGTCGGCACAGGTTTCCGATGCAACCTACAATTATACTGACATTGACGTAGTTGGAGGAGAAAAACAAAGTTTAAAAACTTCTAATACAAAGTTTATTGGAAGGTTTAAAGCAATTGCAAATAACGAAACTGTAACTGCTGGACAAGAAAAGTCTTATTCTATTGATTATTCTAACTTTAAGTATCCACCAATTATAACTTTGTCAGTTGTAAATACTAGCGGAACAACTGCTGGATCTAACACTACCGTAGTTTTAACATCCGTAACAACGACACAGGCTGGATTTACAGTAAGATATGGTGTTTCTGGAACTGCAACAATTGGTGTAAATCTTATTGCTATTGGTGTTCCAAATTAGTATGGCCTGTCAAAGATGTAAAGGAAAAATGTTTGTTGATAGGATACATTCAAACATAGATCACTTAGAAACATATTGTGTCAAGTGTGGAAATAGAAAGTTTTATCATCCACCTAGCGAATCTGTGGAGGGAAAATGGTTACTGCAAAAGGAAAAATTCAGAGCGAAGCATACAATAGCGAACCTGTAATTCCTGGCGGTAAAAAAATATGGTTTCTTAATGGAGACTTAGTAAGACTTCATCACAGTTCTAGATCAACAGGAATGGTAACTGTTTATAATATTAACAAAGATAGATTAGAAACTTGTCTGCGTTCTGACTTTAGAAAAAATAGAAAAAAAGCATATACGGTTGCAGAGACTGCTAAATTAGTTAATCGTCATAGAAAGTATATGCCAAGATTAATAAAACGAGGAGTCATTCCCGCTCCAGTTGGATCAAGCATTGATGGAAAAACTGGATGGCAAATTAGATCTTATTATTCAGAAGATCACGTTAGAGAGATTTGTGCTATACTTTCAACTATACATATTGGACAACCAAGAAAAGATAAATTAATAACAAACAACATGACTCCTACAAGCCAAGAGTTGACAAGGCGAATGGGAGACGGTATACTTACATATACGAAGACAGAAGATGGACGATTTATTCCAGTGTGGAGTGAGTCTATTTAATTATTGAATGGGTGGATAATGGAAAACGATAATACAAAGGTATCTGTAACACTTGGCTACACGCTTAATCTAGGAAATTTTCAATCACTACGCCTTGATTTAGGCATTGTAGATTCAAAGCGTGATGGAGAAAATATAGATGAGGCTTTTAGTCGTGTTTATAAATTTGTAGAAGATAAACTTACAGAGAAGATTCAAGAAGCAAAATCTGAAATCTCAGAGTAATGGCTGATCGCAAAGACCGAATGGCTTTGCTCAGTAGGTTTAACAAGTTTTACTTGCAACGGTATGAGCAGAAGTCTAACATGAATTTAAACGTTGAGCAGTGGGCTGCTGATGCCCTTGTAGAGTCATATGGGATTGCTCAGTGCTATGATATTCTTGAGTATTACTTTAGCATTGCACAGGATCCATCCTGGAACTACTTTGCATATAATGCAGAAAAAATTATTAATGGAAAAGCAGAAGTAGAGCAAGATAAAAAAGACCGTGAAGAGCGCAGGAAATTAGCAAAGGAGTGGTTAAGTGAATAATACAGAGGCAAAGTTAATTTCTGCAGTATTACAAGACAAACAAATTCACGTACTACTTCAAGCAAATGTCGAAACACTATTAAGAACACATAACGATGTTTGGAATTTTATTCGTTTGTATTCTGAGAACAATCAATGCCTCCCACCAGCAGATTTAGTTACAGAAAAGTTTAGAGACTTTGAGCCTGTTGCTGGAATTGGAGCAACAAAACACCACCTTGCAGAATTACAAACTGAATATCTTAATGATAGTCTAAAAGACATTTTACGTAATGCTGCAGGAGAAGTTCAAAGCGGTAATGGCGGAGAAGCCCTTGAGCATTTAATTACAAAGACTTCTGAGTTAAAAAAGAATACATCTGCTATTCGTGATATTGATGCAACAGATCTTGATTCTGCCGTTGCATATTTTGAAATGGTTCAAAAACAAAAAGAAACTGGTCAAATAGGAATTAAAACAAACCTTCCAGGATTTGACAACTATCTTCCATCTGGAATTATGCCAGGACAACTAGGAGTCTTTCTTGCTTATCCAGGAATTGGTAAGTCTTGGATGGCTTTATACTTTGCAGTTCAAGCATGGAAGCAAGGCAAGTCACCACTTATCATTTCTCTTGAAATGTCTGAGACAGAAGTTCGTAATCGTATTTTTGCAATTATGGGTGAAGGTCTTTGGTCACATAGAAAGTTATCTAACGGAGAAGTTGAGATTGACATGCTTAAGAAATGGCATGCTAACAAGGTTTCTGGTCGTCCAGAGTTTCACATTATCTCAAATGATAGTGGTGGAGAAGTAACTCCTTCTGTTATTCGTGGAAAGATTGATCAGTACCGCCCAGACTTTGTTGTTGTTGATTACCTTCAACTTATGTCACCAAACCAAAAGGCTGATTCTGAAACGGTACGTATGAAGAACCTTTCAAGAGAACTTAAACTAATGTCTATTGGTGAAGAAGTACCTATTATCGCTATCTCATCTGCAACACCAGATGATGTAAAGGATCTGTCAAGTCCTCCAACACTTGGACAAACTGCTTGGTCTAGACAGATTGCCTATGATGCTGACTGGGTTATGGCACTTGGTCGTGCAACTAATAGTGATATTATTGAATGTGTTTTCCGTAAGAATCGTAATGGGTTTATGGGCGACTTCTTAGTTCAAGTAGATTTTGATAAAGGTTATTACAGGTATAAAGACTATGAAGACAAGTAATATATATACACAAGAACAAATTAAACGTGTTCTTGTAGGTTCTGGAGTTGACATTGAGGCAGAGTTTGGCAATGATTTTATAATCTTTTGTCCATATCACAACAATAATAGAACACCTGCTGGTGAAGTTGCAAAGGATAGTGGATTATTCTTTTGCTTTGGTTGCCAGACAACAAAAAACTTAGAAGAATTAATAATGCATATGTCTGGACGAACATATTTTGAATCAGTTCGTTATATTAAAAGTAAAGAGACAGAGCACGATATTGAAAAGTTAGTTAACAAAACATTAGTTGCACCACCAGAGTTTACTCCGTATGATGAATTAATCTTAAAGCGTTTGCATAACCAATTGCTTGCAGATGAAAAACCTAAGAATTATCTTAAGTATAGAAAGATTAACAGTTCTTCATTTACAAAGTTTTCACTTGGCTATTCAGAAAAACAAGACTCAATAACTATACCAATGCATTCACCAGACGGTATGTGTCTTGGTTTTGTTGCAAGAACAATTGAAGGCAAAGACTTTAAAAATACACCAGGATTACCAAAGGGTAAAATATTATTTAACCTGCACAGAATCAAATCATCTGGTACAGTATATGTAGTTGAATCATCCTTTGATGCTATTCGACTAGACCAAGTAGGTTTCCCAGCAGTTGCTACTCTGGGGGCTAATGTATCTAATTCTCAAATTAGATTGTTAGAAAAGTACTTCACAAGCGTTGTACTAATTGCAGATAACGATGAGGCTGGTAATATAATGAAAGATAAGTTAGTTGAAAAACTTGGATCTTTGGTTACTACTATCAGACTTGATAAAAAATACAAAGACATAGGTGATATGGAAGATGAAGAAATTAAGAACTTAGAGTTCCAGTTTGACAAATCTATATCTGCTATGCTAAACTAATATAACAACACGAAGGAGAAAAATATGAGTATTGTAAAGGGACTAAAGAACATTGAAACCCTACTCGAAAAGCCAAAGTATGATGAAAATGCACCAAAGGTTAAGTGGCTAAAACTTGCTGATGGACAATCAGTAAAGATCCGATTCATTGAAGAGTTGGACGAAGATTCTGCAAACTATAATGCAGATCGTGGACTTGCACTAGTTGTTAAGGAACACACAAATCCAAAGGACTACAAGCGCAAGGCTGTAGACACAATGGAAACAGAAGGCCGTGACTGGGCAGAAGAAATGCACCGCAAGGATCCAAAGGCTGGCTGGAGAGCACGTCTTCGTTTCTATTGCAACGTTCTAGTTGACGACGGTATTGAAGCACCTTATGTTGCAATTTGGAACATGGGTATTAGCAAGCAGTCATCATTTAATACAATTCGTGAGTATGCTCTTGAAACAGGAAGCATCTCAAATGTACTATGGAAGTTAAAGCGTAATGGTCAGGGTACTGAAACCAATTACACACTTATTCCATCAGCACCAGATAAGGAACCATTTGCTTGGGGAGATATCAAGCCATATCCACTAGAATCTGCACTACGCAAGATTCCATACGCAGAACAAGAAGCGTTCTATTTGGGGTTTGATACTCCATCTATAACTTCATCTACCAACGCAGATTGGTAATATGAACTACGTAGGCTTACACGTACATACCCACTACTCACTATTTGACGGCGTAGCAACTCCAAAAGAGTATGTTGACCGTGCTAGT